CACAAGTTTTTCAGTTTCCATAGATTTATTATACAAGAAAAAGAGGTAGAAGTCTACCTCTTGAGCAGGAGTTTAACCGATTAGGCTACTGAAGCGGCAATAGCCGGAGTACCCCAAGTATTAGTCAATGATGCTGTGCTTGGTGGAATGTAAGTGACCAAGGTAGTTGGTGCTGAGCCCACAATTGTGGTTGAGGGACTGGCAGTTCCTGTACCGCCTGAAATATCAGCAGTGGTACCTGCACCCGATGACCCATCACTTACCCAGGTTGTGACCAAGGTCAACACTGTGGAACTTGTGGCTGTGGCTGTGGTACGAATGTACTCTCCCGAATACGGAGCGGTTGCGTTGTTTAATTGGAATATGGTTGCAGGAGTGCCAGTAAGATTGTACCAGCCTGTTGTGGTGGCAAGAGTGGTTTGTGTTCCACCTGTGCCGCTGAGACGTGTGGTTCCTGTGTAACTTTGACCTGCAATGGTCTGGGCCGCTGAATTCACACGACCAGTAAGGTTGATTGTGCCGCACTGTCCAGCAAAAGTGTTCCAATCTGGATCTGAGTCGGTTCCTGTGGAACTCTTGCCATACTTGATACGCACAATGCCGCCTGCATTCCAAAAATAACGTGCTTGGTCAGCCGTCGGAAATGTCACAGTGTGTGTAAACGTAATGGTCCAGGCTGCCTGCGCTGCACCAGTGGCTGTGGTTTTGCTTGTGGTGCCCGAGAATGTTCCGTATTCAGTTCCCGAGGCCGCGGCGTTGCCACGATTGGTCGTGACACTGGTCAGGTCGGCATTGAGTGCTGCCAAAATGCCAATTGTTTGCCCTGAAGTGGGTGCTGATCTTGCGGTGAGTGTGGTTGAGGTTTGTGTTCCTGCTGTGGCCAAGTTGTTGACCAGGCTGGCCCATTGTGTAGCTGTGACTGTACTGGCGGCTGAGGGATTTGCCACTGCTGTTTGTCCCCAACCTTTGTCGGTGGCGCCAACTCCCCAGATGTCATTTAAGTTGGCCCCGGCTGTGCCGCCACTGGCAGTGGGTCCAACAAAACCATTATAGTCTGCCGCTTGTATTAGTCCTGCACTTGAATATGTCATTTTCTTTTCCTTGTTAGTTCTTGATGGTCACAATTGCTTCAATTGTACCTGATTCTGGGGTGGTCTTGTCGACCAGGCTTCGTCCAATTACGTTGAATGCAGTGGCTTCTCCGGGCTGGGCCGCTCTAGCAATGCCCGCTCCTGCCGAAACCAATCTGTCACCTTTGCGCACTGTACCGATTACTTTGACTGGCACACGTCCGGTCATTGCAACTGGAGGATGTGTGTCGTTTTCGCCGGCTCCACCGTTCATCAGGTATGCCGCTCTAGTACTTATCACGCCAAACACATTTTCGCTTAATTCTTCAAGAGATCTAGTGATTTCTGCTGATCCGCCCAGTTCAACTACTGTGCCTGCTTCTAGAACTTCATCTGCGGCAAAACGTTCTGCAACGTCAGCATACAGTGCTGTGGTTGCTGTGGCAAACACTTGGTTAAAATAACTGCTGGAACTTCCAATATTACCTACAGCATTAGTACCAGTATGAGTGATAGTATTTACGCTTAAAATACCTGCGGTGCCCGAAGTTATCAAGTTGCCGCCTGTCACGTTGCCACTGGCCGAGAGCGTGGTGGCATTGACTCTGTCGGTAAATGCCTGATTAAAGTATTGAGCACTTGATCCAATGTTACCCACAGCATTTGTGCCGCTGTGTGCGAGACTGACCACGTTGGCAGAGTTGATGTATATTGTGGTTGTGTCAAATACTGCCACGGCTGTGCTGTTTACACCAATCGTTACGTTTCCATCCGATGCGGCAACTCTTACATTGGAGTTGCCGTTTTGAATTTGTGTTACACTGACTGCGGCGCTTAGACCAGTAAGTTGCGAACCGTTACCAAAAAGGTAACCCCCGGCTATATTACCAGTGGTAATAATACTGTTACTTGCTACGCTGGCTACCGTGACTTGGCCACCTGCACTTATAATGCCGCCAGTTAAGATGTTGCCGCCGGTTATGTTGGCAGTGGCACTGACGATACCAGCAGTTAATATATTACCGTGTATGGCATTACCAGTTGAACTCATCACACCAACAGTTAAGACATTACCACCGGTAACGTTGGCTGCTGATGTAATTGTTGATGTAGCACTTACTAACCCACTGGTTAGAATGTTGCCACCTGTGATGTTACCAGTTGTGCTCACTGCGCCGCCTGCTGGAGGGATCACGTTGCCAATAAAGTTAGCACCTGTTACGTTACCAGTGGCAGATACTTGTCCAGCGGTCAAAATGTTACCACCAGTTACGTTACCACTCACTGTGGTGTAGCCAGTAATATTGGCTCCAGTGCCTGTGAATGTGGCCACTGTATTACTACTAGCAGTAGTGATAGTTACATTGCCAGCACCAATCAAGTTACCACTCATGTTGGTACCTGTGTCGTTGCTCATGGTCACGCCCTTGAACACTGTGGGGAACAAGGTGCTTACAGGCGCAGCCGCAGTGAATGTAGCGTTGGCATTATAAATTGCCACTCGTATGTTACCTGAGTATATTGAAGTTATATACTGTGTTGTGTTACCAGAGTCAGGAATTGCTTCGGGAATTGCACCTGCAAGGCCTGTTGAACTTGAATAGGCCGGACCCACTACCAAAAATGCAGATCCAGTCCAAACTTTCAGTTGTTGGTTGGTAGTATCATACCAAAGATCGCCAGTTACATTTGAGGCCGGCGCTGTGCCGCTGGCAGTTGCGGCTGAAATTGTTTTAAACGTTGTACCGTTATAAACTTTGAGTAAACTGTTGGTTTTATCCCACCAAAGTTGTCCAGTAAGTGGTGCAACTGGCGCAGTGGGATTTGAAAAGTTTTCCAACATCTGGATAAAGTTTTCATCCAAGAATTCACCGTATCCAGCATAATTTTTACCTACCAAAGTCACACTACTGGAGGTGTTGATGGTGCCATCTGCTACAGTAGCAAAGATATTTCCGTCAGTAAGATTAATTGTATATGCCATTTCGGTTACCTGTTCCTATATTTATACAGCATTGATGTTGCTCAATGTCTGTATTCTCAGCGTGTAATCGATTTGAATTTGTCGATTCAAGCTCTTTTGTACCGGGTGAAAAATCACGTGGGTAATCAGGCGCAGGTTGTCAGTGGCGCCATTCCAAGTTTTAAGCCCTAGTTCATCAAACACGAACTCACCATTGTAGTTGGTTGAGTTGTCAAATGCTTGTTGCTCTGCAGGCTCACCGTAATCCAACAAACAGGTCACTAAGATATCAGTGTAAAGATTTCCTGCTGTGTGTAGTACGGTCATTTTGTTGTTTTCAGGGTCTGTGTCAGCGGCTGAATTATCGTCAACTACCTTTTGATATGTTTGGTTGTATAAGTCAGCATTCTGTCCTGTGGTGTTTGGGGGCAAATATGTAATAACTCCTGTGGGGTCTACTGAACTGCCGCCATTGCCAAATGCCATTTGATAGATATAGCCTACGTTACGGTCTGCTAGACTCTGAGCCATTGCTACTGAAATGTTTTCGTAGTGAATAGCGTTGTGATCATTATAGAATATTTCACCGCTTGCAGGGTCATAGATCTTGACATGCCCTGATATTTTGGCTAGTCCTGACTCAATCATGCTCGCCCCTCCACATAAGTCTTTTGCGTCGTTGGATCAAACACTCTAAAGTATCCTTGCACGTTGACGGTGCCGGTTTCGTTGGGTTTGCCGGGCTTTTGCTCATTTTTCTGCTCAACTTGTTGATTTTGCTGTGTGTTTGACATGGTCTTTTATTTACCTTGTTTATAACCCACGCAAGAACCTTGCGGCTTGTGTTTGGGTGTCTTGTAGCGCAATTCCATCGCTGGCAGTGCCGTCACCGGGTGCGTACCAAGTAACGCCCTGGCGCACTAAAATTGTTACTTCTACGCCTGCGGCAGGCGGTAGTAGTGGTGGGAAGACGTTGGTGTCTACAATGAATTCCACAGCCAATGGATCATAGTCTGTTACAAAATAACGATAGCGACTTTCAGCGGTGGTATCGCTGTAGGCATACTGACGTTGCCCACCAACATAAACTTCAATTGCCGGAGTTTCACTGCTAGAATCCAGAAAGTCCTCAAATAATATACTGGGTGCATAGAATGTTGTGGTGCTGTCATCTCCTGTACTAGTATCGCTCACAATGTAGTCTTGGAATTGTGAGGGCAACAAGTTGCCGCGACCTGTGTCATATATGTCAGTACCAGCACTGTGATCTGCGGCGGCAGTGCCAGCGGTTCCACGCATGAGTCCTGAAATGACATTTGCCACTATGTCCCTTGCACGATACATCACACGCTCGCCATCAATTGTGACCACACCAAAAATTCCTGTCTTACGCACAGGGTCAAGATCAGGTTCGCTCAATTGACCAGCGTTTGTGACATAAGCAATACTAGCAGTGCTTGATAAATCTTGTGCTAGGGTTGTGGTAGTTGCTTCAGTAATTCTGTAAGTTGCTTGTACTCCACGCATGTCTTGGAATATGCGGAATGCCATAGCATCTGGCACCACACTATTGGTATATTCTTCAATGACCATAATATCAGTTGTGCCAATTACGCCACCAGAGTATATTAAATAATCACCTTCCACAGTATAATCAATACCTTCAAACAGTCTATTACCATTTAGTGTGGCCCACAATCTGCTGGCTTCATTTAGGCTTCTTTCTAGATAGAAATTATTAACAGATATAGTGGTCCCTACAGAATAATCATATGATCCTGGGGTATCGCTCACTGAGGCGGCATCATAAACTGTGGTGTCATAACCTTCAGTAAGCGTTAGGCCTTCTGTAACCGGGCCTTGAAACACCAGAGTCAACGGCCATTGTTGCGACGTATCATTCCAGGTAGTCACTGCAAACACGTCATTCAAGTTTACTGTGGCGCTGATTTGCGCTTGGTTTCCAACAATCGCATAGTCTGCCTGAGTGTTCACAGCAATCAAAATTCTTGCGCCGCTGGGTGGAGGGGTAAAGAACACAACCTGACGACCTGGTGTGTTGTTGCCGGTCCAAGCAGTCACAGCATAGTTGCCCTGAGTGGACCCAACGTTTTGAACCTGTAAAATATTATCTATCCAAACATTAACATCACTATTGGCATTGATTGCTGATTGACTGTAGTTGCCGCGTTGTGGTAACCCAAAACTCACACTAGAGTCGTCGCCAATCCATTCAATTCCTGCCGGCGGCCGCAATCTCAATCCGTTACGAGTGATTACAGCATTGGCTGAATTTGAACCTTGCACACTGTTGGTTAATACTATGATCTTGTTTGATACCATGTTGGCATCGGCCACTTGATATTGAACCTGTGGGGTACTCCATGAGTATGCAGTGGATGCTTGCCCTGTTCCTGATCCAGCGCCTGTGGCTACAAAACTCACACCCACGGTACCTGATGCGGCACCAATAGCAGTCCAGTTGGTTGTTCCAACCGTGGTAATTGTATAGGACTTGCCTATTACAAAATATCCTGCATCTACAGTGTTGGTTCCAAATATCACCATGGCAATGCCATCTGTAGCACCATAGTCGGTACCAAAGTCTACTAGACTTTCTAGTGTAGGAACAAATGCAAACCAATACAGCACGTTGGTGATGTTTATACCAACTGGCACATTTTGCAAGGCGCGATAGTAGATGCCACTATTATTCACAATATCAAGTTTGCCGTAACTATCTAGTATATTCCAATTTGCGCTGTCAACATACGGTTGCCAGGTCACGCTGTCAACATTTTCACCATTTACAAATACCGCAATGCTGACAATTTCTGCTGTGTTAACTGGAACTACCACTGTCTCACCAATATCGCCGCCGATGTAATTGGCACGGTACAACTGACTGCCACCCCCCAATTCAAACACATTGATCTGGAACTGATCTCCAGATGTCAAGGTCAGTAAAGAAACTGTTTGGTTGATCCAGTCAACAGTATAATCAATGTCAAGTGCAAGGTCTAAGCCAGTGGTGATATTGCTGATCAGGACCTGTACAGGATGTTCTACTGTGCCTGCCCAACTGTACGCTGTTTCAATGGCAGGGTCGTATGTGTAGCGAATTATGCTCCATTGGAATCCGTGGCCGTCTCTGTTCCAGTCTGCGCCTGGACGAGTATAAACACGGAAATCAAGAGTGTCAAATTCTGCGCCATTGATCAATTCTTCAGGAGAGTGTCCTTCATACAAGCCAATGAACTGGCCGCCATCAACATTGATATCTGTGGGCAGTTCTCCCAGTGTGGTATCTGTAAATTCACTAGAGTATGTGGCATCTATGCTCAGTGGATCGCGCAAGAAGTAGTCGCCGTAAACTTGTACACCAGGATAGTCAACCCCATCGATTAACAAAGGCAATTCTAGTCCTGGCTGATTAACGCCGGGCACATAATAGCCCATGGTACGGTCTACGCCAGTTAGTGTTCTTGCTGGAACCACAGTCCAGTCTTCAAGATTAAATTCTGGACCAACCACTGCGGTAGAATCTGTGGGTGTGGCCGACCACACACGATCATCATACCGTACCAGCATGCCAGACAAATAAGTACCATTTGGACTCCAGGTCAACACATCACTAAAATATTGGAAACGATCATATTTGATCACCGTGCGGAAACTGCGCACAAGATCATTGGTCATTATGGCATACGCTCTGGCCTCAGTGCCATTGCCACCGTCAAATGTGATTGTAGGGGTTTGACCGTATCCTGATCCTGCATTGGTAACATTCACAGCAACTACCCGCCCCAGACTGCTGATCACCGCTGTGGCTTCTGCTGGTTCGGTTGCGTCGCCTGTGATAATAACCACAGGTGGTTCTGTGTATCCTGACCCGCCATCAATGATTTCCACACTGTCTAATATCAACAAATAATTGCTGTACCATTGATTGTATGGCCAAGTTGACCACAGCGTACTGGTTGCAGGCAAATCACTTTGTGTATTGGTTGGTGAATTAAATGCATTGCCGTGATTGTACGGCAACAAGATTGGGCTTGTAAATTTGGCTATTTCCAACGTTGTGTTGTAATAGGCCGGCAAATCAAAGTCAGTTAAATCGCCAAAGAACTCATCGGCGCCGGTGTACTTCAAATTAAATTCACGGATACTGACATGATATGGTTTGACTTCTTGAATATAGTCACTCACAAATTCTTGATTGTCAATGATGTAATTCTGATATGGGATCAATTGGCGAATTCTGTGATCTACATCAATCAAACTGGTCTTGACCAGCCATTCAGGTGCAGAGAATTCGCTCAACACAAAGTTAAACATCAAGACCAAGGCCTTGTTGCGTTGTATTGCAAGATCATCAATCAACAATTCTTCGTTGATGGCTTGAATAATTTTTCTTGTTTCAATCACAGGCTCTTGGTCAAAATATTGTGCATCAAATACTTCAACATCAAAGCCAAAACGTCCCAGGGCATAGTCATATAGTTCTGCAGAGAATTCAATGGTGCCATCTTGCAGTGCAACTCGTTCAAACCCAAGATCGGTTAGCAAATAAATTTCAAACTTGCCTTGTGCATTGGCAGTGACTTTAACACTACTACCAACCGGTAATATTAATGTAGTCAATGCGGAGTATGTGGCTACTTCGGCCACAACTTTGGTACTGGCATTATATCCTGGACGGTACCAGTTGATATAACTCCAATAGTCAGGTGTGTTGTATCCTTGCACTTGAGTCAATTTTAAAACTCTTGTGTTGGCCTGCGTGTCGCTTAGTTCAACGGTGTAGACCGTCCACAGTCCATTGTTGCTACTGTCTGTGGTCACAAGATATTTGTAACCCAATGGTATTGACCCGCTGGTGTTGGACCAGAACGGTGTTTGGAATCCTAGTATTTCTAAATTGGCCACCTGTAGGTTCCAATTGGTCACAGAGACGCTGTCTACTATTTCAGTTTGTGGAGGGATAGGTGCGCTACTGTTGAGTAGATTGAATGATCTACTTTCACTGATTGGATATTGTGCCAATACTGTGTTTGCACGTTTTAAATAGTTTTTCAATGCCGCAAAACGATTCACAAACATACTTTGTCGTGGACGGAATTGTACACCATAACGTTCTGCTGGGTTCAAATTAGGATCAGGAACTTTGTTACCAAATGTATCTACCCCGCACAAACTGTCTTGAAGTTTACGATACAGGCTGTCACTCAAGAAGCCATCGGCACGATCTTGTGGAATCAGTTCATACTCAACGTGTACATTGTCATTTGTGTATTCTCGATCGTACTCAATGTTGATAATAGTATCGCTGGCTTCAATATAGTCAGCACTGTTGTACAGAGCAACGGTGCTGGCATTGATTGGTGCTAGATAAGCAATACCACTAGCTCTGGGATCAGCAATGTAAGATGCAACTGTGCTGGCTGGTAAAGTTTTGCCCAGTTGTGTTGCAGTTACCGTGATACCTCTCACCCAGAAATAGTAATAGGTAGCAAAGGTTCCGTCTTGTGACAGATTGGTATTCACAGTATAAGATGCTGTGTTCAACGGAGTTCCTTCACCGGTGTAGGCGGAAGGAGGCGTTGTGCTTTGTATCCACTGATACACATCAACTTCGCTGCCTGGGAACAATTGTGCCCAACGTCGAGAAGCATACACAACACTGTCTTGATTGGGATCAATAAATCTTACTGTACTGATGTCCCACCAAATTTCTCCCACGTGATCTGCAAACCATGTTGTGCCTTTGAGGTTGGACGGGCCTGTGTTGTAAGCGGCAGGATCCACTGCACCGACATAATCGATATTGGCACGTGCCGCGCCCAATATCTTGCCTTGCAGTGGGTTGATGAAGTCCAAGAACTGTGTTCTGGCGCTGGTGATTCTATCGTAAAAGAACACACTGTTCAACAGTCGAATATCAACAGTGGGCTGTTCAATCTCTGCCACTGACCATGCTGGAGAACCAGTTGGGTTTTCAAAAACAAACACAGCACCAAAATTGGCGGTGCTATCTCCGCTGTCGTTCTTGGGTGCGCCAGCCATGAGCACACCCGAAGTGTAATTTACTGCGGCGCCAAATGTGTCATATGATTGGACTTGACTGTTGTTGATTTGTTGTCCAAATACAAATTTGCCTGGGTTAGTAACAGTCAGTGTACTGCTTGGCAAATAATCAAAAGTATAAATTGCACCACTTTGTACAATCACAGAGAAGAATATGGTACTGCCAGCATCAAAATAAGTTGTGCCATCATCAAATATAGTTTCAAGGTACAGCGTACCTCGTGGTGCGCCAACAACCAAGTTGATAGCATTGTCGTTGACACTGATGGCACTACCAAATGCCGCATACTCCACAGGATATGGACTGGTAATCAACTGTGTCCAAGCAAATGTATCAAAGCCCAAAGTTGTAAATGCCGTGCCCACACTACCAGGTGCTACTTGTACCTTGTTGAACGGTGCGGCTGCCGCAGAATTTTTAACATTGATTGTTAGGTATCCAGCGGTACTGACTGTGGCCAACACGTTTGGAACTGTAGAATTGATTGCGTTGGCCAGGCTTGCCACAGTGGTACCAGTCAGTACCACATCCATGTTGTTGACTCTAATGGTGTTGCCAACAGTGAATGTGGGATTGGCCACTGTGGCAGTGATTGTGCCATAAACTCGGCTTTGGTTTACAAAACGTTCAACCACACCACCTTTAAAAATCTGTTGGCTGCTTTGTGGTTCTCCCACATATAGACTGCAATTGTTGTCGCAAATTTCTACTGCTTGCCCAAAGTTTGAAAAGTTAGCCACGGTATTTTGCGAAACTGTTTGTAATAAATTAAATTGATTGGTCTCAATTTCAACTACATCGCCTACCTTGAGGTCACCCAAGATAGTAATTGTGTTTCCACTTACTGTGAAAGAGTTAGGTGCATCAATCACGCTGTCAGTTTGATTGATGTAGAATTCATTGTTGACAATCACGCTCACAGGCGCAGTTGGTGCAGATCCTAGTACTGTGAAATTGGTGCTGGAAGAATTGCTATTGCAAATGAATCTTTGTACATTACGGTCAAACACATAAACTTGTCCGGCTTCCACGTTGCCATCAATTGTGATATAAGGAGTTCCCACCAGGACCTGGCGACCATCTGTAGTACATGAAATGCTGTGACCAAAGCGATCAGAAGCACCAAGTCCAGCCACAGTAAGAGTATTTGTATATTCAAAGTAACCGTTGGCTCTTACGATTATGATATCACTACTGATATATGATCCGGTAAATGTCACTGTTGTGCCTGCAAATGTGTAATCAATATTGGGTCGCAACAACGCTCCATTAACTTCAATACTGAATGAGTATATGTTTGTGGCTGTGAACAGTCCGGGCAAAGATGATGATGTTCCAGCAAGATTGTACGTTGCAGCCGAGTAGGGAATTTGAAAACTGTTATAACGTGCAAATTCAATCAATAATTGGGCAACAGCTGTGCCTGTGCCTGAACCTGCCCCGGTAGCGACGAATTCAACCCCCACAGTGTTTGAACTTGCGCCAATTGCTGTGAAGTCGGTGGTACCCAAAGTTAAAATTGTGTATGTGGCACCTGGTACAAAACTGCCTGCTATAGTATTTCCTGGTGCAGATGCAAAAGTAACTGTGCCGAAACTGCCACTGATTGTGTAGTCAGTTCCGACTGTTTGTATTTGTCCATTCAAGGTAACTTTGAGTTGGTAGTCGTTGTTGATTTGTATGGTATCATTGATAGTGTATGCTGTGGTCACTCCGTCGGCGATCGTTTTGATAACTTGATTCTGCCAATCAACATAGCCATATGCATGTACGCTGTTTAGTCCTGGTGCGCCAATGTACATCCAACGCTCGTCTAGACTCATGGCCACACTGTAACCAAATTCTCCTGCACCAGTTAATAATGTACCGTATGCCGCAGGTTGTGTGAGCAATTGCCATTGCCCAAAAGGAATAGATCCCGGAACTCCCAGTGTCGGGTCGCGATAGATCACACAAGCATAGCCGTTGTTGGCTTGGCTGCCAGATCCCAAACTAGCACTAGCACCGGCCACTGCCCAGGATTGATTGCCAAAGTCTATGGCATTACCGTATCCACGCACACCTGTTGCATCTAGTGTGAGTATTGCATCGCCTGTGCCTAACGGACTTACAGGTGTGTACTGATCGCTGTAACTCTTGACGTATACATATATTGCGCCTTTTGAAGTACCTGTGTAAAATCCATAGTTTGGACTACCCACAAATGCGGCCAATTTGTTTCTGGCCTGTGCCACGCTGGCACCGTATTGTTCTCCAGCATCTAGCAGTACTGGATTTAGTGCAACAATGCTTGAGAACACATCATTCTTTTGCAACACTTCCCACAAGCCGTCACCGTTGTCGTCGACCCAAACTTTGGCGCCTGGCAAGATATTTAGAGCATAAGGCAAACTGTCAACATCACTGGCCTGAGCCACTCGCATGGTCTGCAATGTGAATCCAATTCCTGTGCCATTGGCCACTGCACGATTGCTGGTAAATGCAAATGCAATGTTTACTGTGTCCAGATTGGGAACACTGAGTACCTGATATACTCCATTGATTTCACTGTCAAAGAATTTGATGATCAGTTTATCACCGGTTGTCAGGCCGTGTTGATCATTAAAAATCACACGACTTGTACCGTTCAGGTTGTCACAAACGTGTTGAATTTGTCCTGGTACTGCTTGCGCACGATAAATGTTCCAATCGTAATCGTTGATCTTGGCAACCCAGATACTGGTACCTACCTGAATTGAATCAATATTTGCTGCCAGACTTTCTGTGTTTGTTATGTCGAACACTGTGATATCAGTATCGTCAAGACTCACATAACCTGCTGTGGGTAACCCGATATCTGTGGGCAATTCAGTAGTGGTTGGAAGAATGTCTGTACTGGTCAGTTTGTAACTACTACGCCACACATCGGTCAAGTATATTTGTTGGTCTGCGGCACTTGCTTGTTGTGGCACAACCACTTGTACCAGGCTAGGATTTGCACTCAACAACGCACGGTTCAAACGCAATTCAACAAAACTACGATTGGCATTGGCACCATATGTCGCACGTTGTACTGCCCAGTTTTCATAGATTGTGTAGTCAGCGGCTTCTTTACCTAGGTTGGCAGACTTGAACAAGTCTGTGGCCAGTCTAGTACCTTTGGTGCCTAGGAATTGTCTATAAACATTGACCTGACTCACATCGTCAAGATTCAACGCAGCCAGGTACTGACGTGGTTTGAATCCAATCAAGCCATAAGATAACAAATCATTGTCTGTTTCAATGTTGGCAGCATTGATGTTGTAACTGTTGGCCAGTTGGTCGGCTTTGTTGGCCAGGTTGGGTAACAATCCAAGTTCAATTTGTGTGTAGTCGCTTTGTGTCCAAGTATTGAAGTCAAACTTTACACTGGGTTGCACAATGGTCAGGGCCGACCAGTATACGTTTTTATACTTGACAATTTCGCCCTTGCTATAAGTTCTTAATCCTGTCCACTCTTGAACATTGTCTTGATTTAAAATAAATCCAGGAGTATCTACACTTCCGTTCCAGTCGCTGGTGGTCACTGCCACCAGTGTCAATCTACTTTGTCTTGCTCCAGTGACTGGATTATAAATCAAATCTCCAAACACGCTCTTGTTGTTCAGTACCATCATGTGTTCGTAGTTGGTAAATCTCAAATTGATATAACTGATGCTTTGTGTGGTCAGTGGCTGAATAGTGAATGTATTTCCCAGGCGAACAACATTTAATGAACGTGTGGGTATTTCGTTTGAATTTTGATCCAGTAATAAGTTTTCGCTAGTTTCGGTCACAATGCTGTCGACCACTGCACCTGGTCGAGTAACAGTCAGCCCTCCAGCCAATGGATTCAAATTGATAATGGCATTTGTGCCCCAGCCTTGTTGGCTCCAGTACAAGAATTCCGTGACCATTCTTGGCCAGTCTAGTGTGTAACCATTGGCTCTGTCGGTAAATGTTAGTCCTTGGGTTTCCAACAGTTTGCCGTAACTCAGCAAGAAATCACTCACTGCGGTTTCATTCACAAACACAAATCCATACGGAACCTGTGTCACATTGTCTGAATAAAAAGTTGGTACAAGCACAGTGATACCGCCGGCGCTGTATTCTTGCAGTTTGCCCACTGCTTGGCTTTGTAGTATTTCAAAATACGGTTGTGTTGTGCCATAACCAAATACAGCGTATCCGCCACCGTCAACTTTTTGCACAGCCACACTGCTGTATCGTATCTGATCAAACGGCTGATTTTTGTACAACAAGATGTTGTAACTTTCGTCTGGAATCGTCAGCGTTGTGTTGGTACTGTTGGGACTAGACTTCTCAGTAACCAATTTGACATATTGTTTGTCTGAGTAACTGGCCATTCTATAGCATAATCTAACATCCAATGCCGCAAGATCCGCAGTCAAAAGATCGGTTGAGTTGATACCTGTTTGTCTATTGTAATCTACAATCCAGTTAATGTAACTGGCTTTGCTGACGTCGTTGCCATACACTTCAATACCATTGGCATCCAATCTATACCGTTGATTATAGAGATATTGATTGTAGTCAGTATCGAACTTGTACAAATCACGATCGGCAAACAACGCAAAGAACTCGGCCGGACGAGTAACTGCCAACACATGCATTACCGAGAAAGGATATGAACTGGAATTCCACCATGACGCTTCAACTGGGCCACCGTCGCCAATGGCCCAACTCTTTTGATATCTGGCGCTGACATTTTGATTCAATGGCACGCCGCCCACAACACTGTTTTGTGGGCTCAGCAACTCGCCTTCACCGCCTGTGGGTATGACCGATGTCAACCCCGGTCTTGCGTAATTAGGCTTGTAATAAGGCACAACAGGATCTGCCACAAGGCCGGCTTCCAAGTCGTCCCACAACACCAAGTTGTCTGCGGTATACGGCGCTGGACCATAACGATCTTGCCACCAGGTGGGTTCAATTTCTAAGCCCAACATTTCCCAGGGTGTGTACTCGGGCTGTTGAGTATCATAGAAGTAGCGATAGATACCGCGCCATGCGCCTAGTAAATTTTCGTTGTTGAGGCGGTTGGTAGTGCCACTATAGTTCCAGGTAAACTCATTGGTGGCACTAAATGTTTGTTCTTTGTAATTTAGTTTGTTCCATCCGCAGTAACTCAACAAGTCCTCGGCAAAGATATTGTTAATTTCTTCAAAGGTATATCCTGTGTCACGGAACTGTCCGGGCAATACATTTTCTATTGTGAGAGGTACAGGGTTGCCATCTTGTTTGATATTGTTGTAGATTCTTGTTTCAAATTCTAGCAACACTTGGTCTCGTATGTCTCCAAACACCGGAGTTTCACTGCCGTCGTGTCCGATAATAAATTCGCCTGTGCCATTCGAAGTTACCAGTGTTGTTATCTCTGGTTCATATTTTGGATACAGGCCCATTTTACTAGGAGTATTGGGTACAAAATTTCCATAGGTGGCACTGTATTCATTGATTGTGACTGTGTCGCCAACTGCGAGAGTCGCTGATATTGTTAGTCTTGGGCCGTCGGTGGCCACAACATATTCTAGATCTCTGGTCAATATCTCATCATTTAGATATACACAAAGTCCAAGGTAGTTGGCTGATGTGTAGTTGTACACTTGTACAGTATCAAATGTGGCTCTAGTGGTTAGACCCACAGTGTAGGTATTGCTATAACTTGTGACGCCTTGTGGGATCATGTCACTCCAGTAGAAAGGTTGAGTTTCTAATTTGCCCAGGGTGATATCTTGTATGGCTTGATCGAGAATTGTGGCAGTGGTTTTAAAAGCAATGTTGTTTTGAGTCAACACTGCATCCAGCATTTGCGCTTTGAATTTAGTATACTCACGGCTATTATATTGCAAAGATGCAAATATATTGTAACTGGGACTACGCATGAAGTAGCCAGCCAGGGTCAACGGTGCGCTTTGTTGTAGAATTTCAAGGCCGTACGGAACAATATTGCCAAGGTCACGACTGTTGTTTGATCCGTTGATTGGTCCGGTCAAGTCCAATAAGTTTTCACAAATGGTTTCGTAATGAGTACGAATAGTACCTAATGTAAATGCAGGGCTGTTTGCATTGAGAGGATTACTTTGTAAATTATCTGGCACCTGATAAAAACCTACTGTGCTGGTTTGATCGCTCAATGCCAATACTTCAATAATATCTGTAGGCAAGTAGGTGTTAGTCAGTGTAATAACTGTACTGTTTGTGCCAACAGTATAGGTATACGTGCTGGGATCAATAAACACACTGCCAACATAGATTTTTATCACAGGAACTGCAATTACAGTTTGTGATGTCACTGCAATATCAAGTTTGAGACTCTGTCCTGTGTAAGTAAATTTAAACTGTTGATAGATTTGTTGTTCAACTACCGCAGTTTGCCAACCAATTAACTTGTAATAAGTTACGCGATCTTCATACTCTCTTGCGGCGCCCGAACTGATAGGAGTTGCTGTGCTGACATTGTCAATTGTATAAGTGAATGTGTCAACGTACAGGTTGTTGTCAAACAGAATATCACCAACGTTGTTGATGTTAAGGTATTGTAAAGGAAATTGCAAAACGGTATCAAGTATGGTTGTGTCGCCCACAGCATAACTGAACAATTTTGAGCCCACAAAGTCACTGGATTGATACTTGACTCGATCGCCAAAACTCACACCATCTATATCGTATACGTTGTATAACGGTGCCTGTTGTACACTGATTTTTTGTTGTGCTTCAATCCAGGCAGTTCCATCAAACCAGAATGTTAGTCCGGCAATGGTGTCACCATCTATACACACAGTGGACTCATCTAGTTGAACTGCACCATCAGTGGCTTCGGTCAACACAATAATTGGTTGTGTAATCAACGGAGGCACAGTGTCAGGCGTTGCAAAACTTACTACATAAATTTTATCACGTACATTTAAATCTTCGTCTGCGGCAAAAATAACTCGTGAGCCTTCTACCAGGGTATAACCGTCAGTTGTGTAACCAGTAGATCCCTCCACATTTGAAAACGCATCAGTTTCAGTAAAGTCAATGATATCCACCGGTGCTTTACCACGGGTTCCCATGTTCCATAGTCGTATGCCTGGACGAAATTGTATGATTGGTCTCTTGGCACGGAAATTGTTGTCAATGTCTGCGGCTGTGTTATTATATGTGGCTGTGGCATTGATCACATCGATATGAAACCAACGATTGCTTCTTGTCCAGGCATTTAGATCCTTGCTGGCGCGACTGATGGTTAGATAATCTATATCTGCTGGCTCCACAGCAATGGTACTGTCAGTATAATCAGTTGCATAACTTTCGTACACTGCAAAATTTTCAACAGGCAACAATTCAATTGCAGTACCTACTCCACTTACATAATATTCATGATTGCTAACCGCAATTGCATTCATAGTACCTGTGCCAGTTTGTAGTGTCACTGCTGGACCATTGGGTACTGCACTCACAGTAAATTTCAGTCCGTTGACCGCAATGGATCTCACATAGTAAGTTGTGCCTGGTTCGAGACCTCCAAGGGTTGTGGCTAAAAACACAACTCCTTGCCCAACATACAAGTAGGTTGCATTGTAATAAGTGATATAGTTTGTGCCGGCTTCTGTAGCAGTACATTGGAAAGTGCTTGTGCCTGATCCATAACTAGCAGGCACAACATCTCCAGTGAATCGTACTTTGAGACCATTGGTAAACGCTACTCCATTGGGACTGGTGTATGTTTCTTGACCAATGATACTGTCAACATCGAGCGTGCTACTGTTGCCCGGCTCAACCAAAAGAATACGACCAAAAATTTCTGAATTGGTTCCAGACTGATAGTACAATGTATCTTGTACCGCACTCAACAATGGAATACTGCGAATAACGCCAGCCGGATCTTTGTACCATTGAGTATTACTGTAAACTGTGCCGTAACTGGTGATCCATTTTTCCAGGCTGTTGATTGTTGCAATTTCTGCCAGTTGTAGGTAAACCACACTGTCAACAGTGACATAGGTAATTTGATATTTTTGTGTGAGTGCAGGGTTGTCAATAAAAATCAACGTGCGATTGTTTAAATTGGTTACACCATCGATGCCGCCTGTTGCAACAACAAAATCAATCAATGGTTGTCCGTTAATATCATTGTAAGCCAATTCAGTTACCAAATCAATGGTGCCAATACTGGTTAGATTGTAATAAAAACTTTGTGCATCCTTTAGTGGAGCATTAAAAATCACAGTACCTGATGTTTCACCGTTGTTGGCCACTCCGTAAACATCTCTACTGCTAATGTTTGGAGTGGCAGGTATTGTACCTGATATACCTGGTGCTGACTGTATCCAAAATTCATCTGATACTTGGAACGTGTAACTGCCGCCACGCACCAATTCAATCACAGGATTGTTGCCATTGACGCCTGAAAAATTGTAAGCACTGTTGTTGGTGGTTACTACAAAATTGTCTGTGGTGGAAATACCAGCAGATGCCACATCAACTGCGGCTAGACCGCCAGGAATCCAATAGTATTGGCTGAAATTTATAAATGCATCAAAATCAACAAACGGATCCCAGGTATAATATTCACTTGAATATAATCTGTCTGGGCGGCCACCGTTGCCGCCTTGGAAACTTACTGCATCATTCAATCCAGGATAGGTAATGGCATTTTTGATAGTATCAGTATCAGGCACCAGACTGACCACGCCTGGCTCAAGTTGATAGTCTGCCCGTGTTTTTGTGGGTTCAACCACATACTTGTCGTTGGGGTTTACACCTGGGCCAACTGTACGACCAATAAAACCTTGTGTTTTTCTAAAGTTAGGCTCTTGGATCAGTTGATCAAGAGTGGCGGCCAAAAATTGTTTGTTGGCATCGGTCTGAAAAATTTCAGGAAGAAAATCTACGCTACGTGTGTTGGCCATTAAATTACTCCGCTACCAGGTGCGGTACGTAAGTTAGTACTGGTCAATGCTTCAATAACTTCAATGTTGTTGATTGTGGCACCATTTACAAATATTTCATTTGGTGCTGAACGAATCTCGTATAGATCGCCAAAGTACTTTTGGCTGTTGAGTGGTACCAAAACCACTGAACTAACAATTGTTCCAAGTTCTCTGTGTAGGTATGCGGCAAGTTCTGAGAAGTAGAAGGTGTCCCCAAAGTTCCACTTGTCAATTGAAAAGTATGTGTTCATTGCAGTAACTACACTGCTTTTGATTTCACTGGTACTAGCAGTTGATCCTTGTGCCCGAATCACTTTGATTGTGGCACGTAATTCTTGTGCGGCTTTTTGGCCAAACAAGGGTTTGAATATCACTGAATTTAAAATAATATTGTCACTCAACATTTTGTAATTTTGTAGGCCTTGGTATTCAGTTGACAACTCATCAATAGTGGGCACATCAGGTTCTACTACAGTACCTGTTGTATCACGAATCCAGTTTTGATAAGCAGTATAATAACTCAATGTAACAACATACAAGTCAATGATGTTGGTTGTGCCTGGGTCAATACGTGAAGTCAAAGGTGCGTTGTGACGATATTGGAAATACAATGCTTGACGACCAGTTCTGGCAATCCATTCATCAGTGACGTCAACCAAGGTTCTTGTTCCTATGTAATTCACTGACAACTGATAGAAAGCCTCTTGCTCGTAGGCATAAAATACTTGGCCCGGAGTCCAAGCACTTTTTTGCAATTCAATCTCGTCAAGGGTGCCATAGTCACTGGTCACCACACCTGGCTCTACCAACAGGTAGCGTTGCAGGTTATCAAAGTCCACAGTCTTTTGGAGATAGATATATTTTTGTGTGGAGTTTACAGTTGGTGCAACAATCTCACTAAAGAAGTCTGGATTATCAGGCACACCATCATTGTCACTGTCTCGATATCCTACCAGGACCTGGAAGTCATCAACATAGCCGTCGCTCTCTACAGGCTGTCCAATAATGGTCATGTAGATATCACCAGACAAGTGATCTGTGGAATCTGGCTGAGTATTCACTGCCAGCACATTGATAAAGTCTTTGATCACTGTGCCTGTGCGGCTGTCATAAATTTGTCCACCATCATAGTAGAAGAATCGTGTTTGTAACACTGATCCAAATGAGTATGCAAGTCCACGAAAGGTCACTGTATAGTTTTGATTTTGTACAACAAATTGTATCAACCAGGATGCATCCTGATTAGTGCCTGATGTGTTGCCGGCATACGCCTGACTCCAGGTCGAATCCTGTGCTAGGTTGGTGCTGGTAATTAGATACCAAGTATTAGGTGTGCCAGTAATGTCGCCGTTGTTGTCATACCCCAAGCCAAAATTTCGATTCAACAAAATTTGTTCGGCAATACTTTGTTCTATACTCACCGGTAAGTCAGTGACAAATAACGGAATAATAGTGTCAACCAGTGCGCCTGTGGGCACAAAATTATTGAGTGCCACAGGGCCTGCACCAGAAGGCAAGTTGCCAAGGCCGTTGTTGTAGCCCGACCCTTCAATACTGATTGGGCTGGCCCAAATTTCCAATGTCTGATCTGTTGAAGTTGGTGTACCCTGTTGTAACTTGTTGTTTTTATCAAAATAGTAACCAGTGGGCGGTACAAACTTAATCAAGCTTCCCACAGCCACATATTTGAATGCTGTGGTTGTGGTTGTGCCTACCGGAATAGGTGAGCCCGTGGGCCAGGCAGTTGAATAAACTGCATTTTTAAAGTATCCAGTAGTTTCGTTAGCCAGTGTAGTACTTTGTGTCCAACTTGCGTCAGTGACCCAGGTTGTGCCGCCATATGTGGGCAATGAAGTGTCTGTGACTCTTGGGAAGTTTTCATAATAAAACTGGCGCATGGTGTTTGCACCAATGGCCGGCTGAACTTGATTGGTAGTGAAATCAGCAATCTCATTGCGATTGGTCCAGGAGAACAAGATAGTGGGAAGAATGTTTTGTTCCCACAAGCCGCCGTCGCTGCCAAAACTGTTGGTGCTGGAATACTTGCCTGTGTTGTCAACCAAGTCAAGGTAACGACTTGTGCCAATTGATGCACGATTTAGGGCCTTGCTTTTGACAATTGAGTTGTATTGTGTGTATGGAAAGAGGTTGTAATCTTCTCCGTTGACCATACGGTCTTGTGTGTAATAGCGGGCAGGAGCACGTTGTTTGATAGCATCAATAGTTTCACGTGCTTGACTGTTTGAAACAGGTTGAGTAATGCCACAAGTGAATGTCAGTGTTTCAAGATTGCCAGCACGACTGATATAACTGATTGGAATTTGTACGGCCTGCATTTCTGCAGGATTAATGATGTATTGTAAACCGTTTGATGCACGAACATAAGCACGGAATGTGCCTACTGGAATTTCTGAGAACACACCATCGCCAAACACCATGGTAATTTGGTCGTTGGTTCTTGATGTAACAGTATAGATAGGACGAAGGGTGGTGCCCACTTGCTCGGCACCAGCAGAGTAAATGTTTTCAGTATATGCCCATTCGCGATTGATGTTGCCCACGTTGTCTAACTGGAACAACCAACGATCTTCATTGTTGACGCCTTCAATGTTGATGTTTACAGTACGGTTGCTGACTTTTTCAGCCAAGTTAAAGTCTTGGTTCTGTAACACGCCTTGTTTGAACATAAAGAAGTAACCAGTGTTGGCTGATTGAAATCCCAGGCTGTCGTTACGGAACAAGATGTTGAATGGTTGATTGGCCTGTGGCGGCGGCTCGTACACGTAAGTTTCGCCTACTGATGTGGATGTCATGGCTTCAAATGGCATGTTCACACCGTCTACTGTGGCAGTATACGGTACCACTGGCAAATATCCCGGCACTAGATTGATACCATACTCGCTGGTAACTACACCTAATATAGTTTGTTTGTTGCCAGGTCGTCCGACTTTTTGTGTATCAACCAAACTGGCATTGATAACTGTGGTGAATTGTTCTTGCCAGTCTGGATTGGTTTGGTCAGCCCAGTTGATTGTGAAATTTGCTAAATTTACGCCTTGGTAGTCCACAACGTTTTCTGTTGTGGTAACTGAAAATACTTTGAGTAGCCCTTGTGCGGCAACGTTGCGTTTGGCAGTGTAACTGACCAAGTTGGCCAGGCGTACCACTGAATCACGACGTTCTGCCGTGTCCATGTAGTTTTCTCTAGTGTTTAGATCTGTACGGAAGGCCAGTGCCTGTCCCATGAACGCAATAACGTCTAATAGAGCAATGTATTCTGACGATTCAATGTAGTCATTGAATGTTTCTGGGTAGTACAAACGCAGGTAATCAACAAAACTTTTGCGCAGAGTTTCAAAATCATAACTTTGAAAATCGGCTTCGCGATAGGTTTGATAGATTTGTTTCCAATCTTCTACGCCAAATATCGCTGTTTGTCTAGTTGTTTTTGCCATTGTACTGAGCCTCTTCTTTTATTTATGGAAGTTAAAAACCGCTCAGTTTATACGTATGATGCTGAACGTTGTTCTAAATTAAAGAAAATACTCAGCCTTTGTGCTTCTGTGCTAGGCACCACTGCCAGTTGAATTTCAAGTAGTATGCCATTCTCTTGTGGATATACCTGTGTGTCACTGATGTAGATTCTTGGATCGCCGCCGGCCACTCGTTGAATCTCTGTCACTATGTTGGTTTGCAAGTCTTCCAATTGATTCTCAAACAAGAAGTCCCACAAGGTAGTTCCGTACGCGGGGCGACCGGGCAGTTGCCCTTGACGTATATTAAATGCGTTTAGCAGGTCGCGTTTGATCAACTCAAAGTCCGTGAGAGTGAACTTTTTGTATTGTTTTTGTGTGTTGAATCCAATGAATGTTTGTGCCATGTGGTATTTATGGGTGCTTATTCGTTGGCGCCGCGCCCTTCAATCTTGAGACTCAATGCATACAATCTTTGTTTTTGTTGAGTTGATAATGCCAATGTGGCTTGAACTTTTGCGGCAATGGCATCAACTGAGAATTCTGTACTTTTTATTGTGGCCTGTTCACTGGCGGGCAGAGTAGCGAACGAGTCAACTATTGCTGTAACTAAAGGAAGACCATTGATGTTGTAGTAGTTTCGGATGGCATCACGTTCAGAGTTGAGCGCATCATACTGCGCCTGTGTGATGGTCTGTTGATTCTCCAAGGCTGCAAATTTTGAATCCAGCGCGGCCAACTTTTGTCCAGTGGGATTGAGGTAATTGTTGAAATATGCTGTGGCTCGATCTATGTATTCTTGTGCTGTGCCTGTACTGGCCTTGGCTGTGTAACTAGGCACAGGGATTTTTGGATCACCTACTACTCTGGTGCTGGCAGCATCCAGTGTGGCTCGATTCACTGTGTCTATCTTGGGCACAGGAATATCTTGTTGTTTGAATGCTGTGGGTATCTTGGTGTTAACCAAGTTTACTGCGAACGCACTGTCGCGCACAGAACTTGAAAAGGCTGCTTGTATTGAGCCTGTGGCATCGCCTGGAATAGGTAAACCTTTTGCAAATGCTTCTGCGTTGGGTAGACTTTTGGCGGCATTCAGTGCCATGCCGGCAATGCCCTGACTGGATAAGTTTTGCACAGGCACCCCTACTGCACCCAGTCCTGCCACACCTTTGGTCATAAGGTCTTGCTGTATTTGACTTTGTTTGCCGGCATTGCCTAACAAATCACCCACACCTTTGATGCCATCTTTCCCGGTCCAGGCTGCCGGACTCTTGACCACATTGGCAAATAAACTAGCACCCTTGGCTGCCAAGGCTGCCACGCCAGGTTTGACATAGCCTGCGGTCTCTAGCTGTTTTAGGTCAAATCCAAATGATCCAAGTCCCTTACTGTTGCTGACAGCATCAGCGGCCTGTCCCACTAGATTCTTTGCCTGTGCCAACACACCATTTACTTCTGGTATGCTCATGGGACCAATGCCACTCACAGCACCGGCACCAGTGATACTGCTGGCCACTTTTGTGAAGTCAGCAGTGTTGATAGGGTTAGTTACAGGAAAGCCAGTTATGGTTTTGTTTATAGTTTGAATAGAGGAAACCGCTGTGGATCCTTGTATCACTGCCGCACTTACCAAAGGGTTGCCTGCTCCTGCGGCACCGGGTATCTTTGATAATGCACCGGATATGGCCGAGACCGCGGGACCTACTGCGGCAGTTAATCCTGCGGCAATGCCTGCTAGTGATCCTCCGAGTGCTCCGCCTGCACCACCAAGAGAGGTACTAATAGATCCTAATGGTACAGTGCTTCCCACACTGCCAAGTGCACCAGCCAGGCTGCCTTGTGCTTGTTGCAGGGCGGATTGGGCACTTGCAAGGCCGTCGGCTGCTTGTGAAGCCGCAGATAAACTTTCGCCTGGTTTGAATCCTGTTAGACTTCCGGTGTCTGCTTGTTTTTTGAAGATTGCAAATGCCTGTTCTCGAGTGAGCCCCGGGGGTCCTTTGAGCGAGAACGTGGACGATGTACCTTGAGCAGTTGTTTGAGTTAGATTTGAGGATGCCGGTGCCTGTGTTCCAGAAGTGTCTTCAGGTGGTCTTGGGTATCCAAGGCTTGTGAGGCTGGGTAACCCTCGACGCAGACGTTCAGCATTGGTTCTATCCCAAATTATATAATCGTTACCTGTATATGTCAAGTCTGAATCGGCAGTGCGAGAAAAAAGGTTGGTATTGATACCTGCACCAAGAGCGGTTGCAGAACTATTGAGTTGATTGAGATCAAATGTAAATTCAGCCATGTTATTGCGCCTGTATTTCTATACCAGGAGGTACTGGTACTGCGCCTGGTGGCGGTGAGGGTTTACCCTCTTCAAATGCAATTTCAACATCCACACCTTTGTTATGATAAGGATAAGGTTCGTGCGTAGGCGCACGGCTCACGGTGCTCTCAAGTCCTTCAGGTTTGACTATCCAACCCTTGCTGGTATCCCATTCAGTATCATCCAACAAGGTTGTGGTCAATGGTTGTGGATTAGAGACCGTGCCGGCGGCAGGACCGTTGAGATCAATACCACCTGCTTGTAAAGCCAGCGCAGATCCTGCACCCCAAGACCCTGATGTGCTGTTTAATGTAAGTGTGCCATCTGCTTTGACTCCAATGGTGCCTTTGCTATACAAAGTAATATCATCTTGTGCCTGCACACTCAAGAATGTATTTGTTTCTAACTGCATATCTTCCATGCTTTTCATTTTTAAATAACGACCAGCAAACATGTTGATGTCACGATCAGCATGCAGGTTTATATCACCCTTGGTACGAATGTTTACTGAGTTTGTGGCATACACATCCACTGTGCCTTCTACTCCAAATTCAATCCAAGTTTGTCCATTGGCATGAACAATATAGAAAAAGTTTCCAGTATCACTCATGGTGATTTGATGGCCTTTTGAGGTGCGTAATCTCAGCAGGGCATTGTTGCCTTCGGTATCACCATCATCCATCACAAAGCTATGGCCGCCCACACGTCCAATGACTTTGGCATCACCTGGTTTGATTTCGCCGGCATTGAGTTTGGCATTGATATCGTTGGGTTTCATGCCGCCCTGATAAATGGCTGTGCCAGGGGTACTGATTCCAAACACAGCACTGGGGGTCTCTCGTTGACTGCTGGAGTTGATTGTGCCGCGTTCGTTGTCGGTTATAAGACCTTGTTGAAGCAATGCTTGAGCCACAACACTTTGCACAGGTTTTATGCCGTCAAAAAATCTTGGATTGTTAAACAGTTCATCGTTGTTGATGTTGATTTCTGCCACAGGCAAACGTGAAGCATTGGCAAAATATGATTCTTGATTTTGATTCTGTACTTCTGCTTGTGATTTAGCCACTGAGCCAATGGCCGGAACCATGCGCCCTGTGCCTTGTTCAGGAGCAACGCCAATGTAATAACCTTGGCTGCGGTCACCATTTACAAAAATGCAAATTACAGTGACTCCCACATCTGGCGGAGTAAACCACATGCCATAACTGTTGGGGGTGCCAGGGTAACCACCATTGTCCTGGGTTTGACCATTGGTGGCAGTTGTTGGCGTGTTGCCATAAAAAGGCGGCATATAACTCACTGTGGTCCACTTGGCATCGTTTTTCATGCCGTCTTCCCCGCCGTCTGCAAATGCTTCAATGTACACCTGTAGTCGGCCGCTACGAGTCGGGTCTACGGCGCTCATGACCACACCAGTAAATGGACCAAACTCCGAAGGTACACCTCCGCGGTCTAGTTTATAGTTACCAGGACGGCCTTTGCTACGCTGTACATTATCTACCATGTGTGTCCTTTAATCATCAGTTTTGTTTATTGGATTTATAGCGGGATTAGTGGTGCTAGTCGGTCCGACTGGTGATTGACTACCGCGTCCTTGATTGCCACGGGCGGCAGCGGCCGCATTAGCCCTTGCTATTACACCAGTTAGTTTAGGTGGTCCACTATTGGTTGTCTCAGTTGACGCAATAGTTCCGCCGGTACCGTCTGTGGGCGGTCTTGGTGCCCCTGCTGGCAATACCCGACTGCCGTTGTTAACACTTTGTTGAGAACCATTATTATTATCCCAACCACTTGCTCCGTTTGAATCAAACGGGGGCAGTTTACCTTGCGTACTTGCGACTGCCGCCTGTTTATCCCAACTATTTCCCCCGGTTCCCGAATCAAAAGCGCCAAAGTTGCCGGTGCGTAATGACGCTTGTTTGTCCCAACTATTTCCCCCGGTTCCTGAATCAAAAGCACCAAAGTTGGTATTTGCATTGTTACGACCACCGGTGCCGGCACGCTTGGTATCTGGGCTGGCATTGGCTGTGGATGCCGCTGCCGCAGGATTGGCAGAGTTCTTGCCAGACGGTATTGGAAACATATACAACGTTCCTTCCAGTGCTTGTTCAAAACTGCCGCCCTTGAATTCACTTGTAACCTTGGTGGCAATGTACACACGACTCTGCAGAGGCTTTTTGTCAGGGCCAGTTCGTTTTGCATAAGGATCTGCCAGGCCAGTACTGAGATCATAATCTTCTGGACGTTGCCATAACATTTCAAACATGATGTCTTGACTGTCAAAACTTATGGATCCGTCTGCTTCAAATCCTGTTCTGGCCGCAGGGTATACTGTGCTGGCAGTGACCGGTCTGAATTGACTGCCTTGCATGATCCAAGCAGGATCTCCAATAATTCGTACCTTGGCGGCAGCAAGGTCACTGGGACTGTACAATAGATCAGCGGCATTGGCATTGGGTTCAAGTTCTTTGCCTTCGGCACCAAAACTACTTTCTCCGCTTCTTGGACTATAAACA